TATCGGAGGCCGTGACGCAAGCGCATAGCGCACACAGTCGTACGCGTGATCGGTAAGCGTCTTGTCGCGCTCGTCGCTGAATATAGGCTTGCCGTCTTCGGTGCCGATCTTCTCCCTGCGCTGCGCCTTCGTCTCACGTATGACGTGACTGCAGCCGTGGGGATAGTCCTTGCCCCGCTCGATGAAAAACAATCGAGGAGCGCCCTTCTGCTTGGTAAAGGGATGAATGCGGTCAGGCACGACGCGCAGGTACTCGTTGATCCGGTTCCGAGTCCCCAGTTCGTTGTTGTCCGCCGGTTGCCAGAATATGGCCGTGTTTTTCGGCAGATTCACGCAGTCCTTGTACTCGTCCGCCGTGGACCACCGCCCCCCGTGCTTCTGCTGCGTCAGAAAGAATATCGAGGGGTCGGCCAACTGGAATTCATAGCTCTCGTATTCACTAAGCTCCGCGATGTTGCGCCGGTGCTCCGATACCAGCTTGTTCGGCTCGTAATACTCCCGGTAGAAGATCACGTTCCCTTCGCGGTCAACCGCAAACCACAGGCAGCAGGTCGGACTCGCATCCCCGTGGTCGAGCACGCGATGAAGCGTGCAGCTCTGGCGGATGTAGTGCAGTATCTCGTCATTGCCCTCGATAATGCTCGAATCGTCAATAGAATGTATCTGCCCTTCCGGTATCCCCCATTGCCCGTATACAAAGCGCCGCACAAACGCTTCGTCCTTCTCCATCATCGCTTCGAGATTCTGCCGCGACAGGTACTTGTTCTCCCGCGAATCCATCTGAATCATCTTGTAGCCCAAACCCTTGTACTTGCGCTGCCAGTCAGGACTCTCGGGATGAAACCTTCTCCACAGCCAGTGAAGCTCCGTATCAGGGTTGCACGCCATCATCGCATACGTCGGCACCAGCGCTTTGCCCGTGACAGGGTTCTTCCACGCCCAGGCGTCCAGACCCCCATTCGCCTTGATCATCCAGTCGGGCACCTCCGACTGATCCCACCGGCCAAGACGCGCTGATAAATGATCGAATATCTCCTCCTCCACCTCCTCGGCCTGATCGATAAAAAACCAGTTGATCTCAAGCCCCCTGATCACGTTCTCAGTCTCGGGATCATCCAGGTGCAGCCACAGAATCGTGCTCCCGTTGTTCAGTTGCAGTATGTTCTCGCTGTCAGCACGCCGCCCCCCACGGTTGTACGCCTTCGGGGGACAGATCTTGTAAAACGTCGTCCGCGTCGTAGTCCTCAGATCAACCCCGTACTTCCGCGCTATCACCCCACGATTGTTCTTGAATACGTCGCTCAGCCATAACGCCTTCAGGCAAAAAGCAAACGTCTTCGAACTGCCATACCCCCCACTCGCCAATATCGGCCAGGGACCATAACGAAACGCCTCCTCCTGCTTCGGCGAAGCCCAGTCAATCTCCATGGGCTTGTCTTCCGCCGTCGCATGGCCACGGATCCCACGCTGCCGCTTATCCGCTACCAACCCCCTATTCCTCCCTCGCCAATACCATCTCCACCATGTTCACGTAACGACACTCGTGCTCCTCACACCACCGCCGCCCAAGTATCAATGCCGAATCTAAACTCGACGCCTCTATGAACCCCGTCCCCATCGGCTTGTTGCCACGAGGCTTGTACGTCATGCTGTATAGCCGCATCCTCCTGGAATTGCCCCTCACCGGTATCGAACTCCCCATAGCCTCCATCCCAAAACCCCCCAGAAAAAAAGTGGAAAAAAAATTTCAGACCCCGTCCCTTAAAGGCCAAAATTCGGCAGACCATGGCAGGGATGCGTGAATATATCCGTTAGGGCTATCGAGCGCGACCGGTTCTATTCCGGGGGGGGCGGGGTACCCCTGCCTTCACCTTTCCTTCACCCGTCGCACCCTCAATTCACACCCTGCAATCACCACAACCCATTGACGCGCCTACACTTACACCCAAATCATGGCCGTTAGTTTACATAATACATATTATCAGAAGCTGGACGCGTAAGTGCTTTGATATCAACAACTAAGCGGAATCGACCCGTTCGCTCTCTATGTCGATCCAGCCAAGTGCCGACGTTTTGGGTTTGTTGTCACTCTGTACGTTTACCGTGACGTGAGTCGCACTCGGCAAGACAAACATTGGCTGGTCAACGCTGTTATCCTGTTGTGTTGGTTGGGTTTGTGGGGTCAATCTGAGACAGGAGTCGACGTACTGAATGGCCTGGAGACTGGTTGCGTCACGATCTGCGGCCTCAGCGAGGTGAGCCAGGCGCCTTGCGCGTGAATCCGGGGGCAGATGCTCGCGTAGCAACGACTGGTACGCTGCGACAGCCGTACCCTGCTGCTGGATGGCCTCATCGAGTGATCGTCTGATCTTATTGACCGTAGAGCGACTACAGCCCACGATATCCGCTACCTGCGTCTGGGTGAGACCAGGGTTAGCTAGTAGCGCTGTAATGGTCAGCTTGTTGGCCTCGGACCGTTTCATTTCCCGTTCCCGTTTCCACGCGAGTTGGCGCGACTAATAATGTTGTGCTTATGGCCATCGCGTGATTGGTACCTCTGCCATCCTGGTGTGGTGGGTACGTGATAGTGGTTGTGTCCGTCCTCGATGACGTAGTATGGCCGGTGGAGGTCATCGAGGTAGGCCCGGCGGATATCTGCTGCGGTAGATGTCATGATGTACCCGTGCGTTTTCTGGGCGTATGCTTGTACCACTGCCAGATCGGCATTGTCGGTGCTCCTGCGACGTCGGACGTACGTAGTGCGACGACCTGCATGGAGTACACATCGCCGGCTGTGTAGATCTCGGATCCCACGCGACTCGTGAGTACGTCCATATCGGATATATCCCTATATTCGAGCATTGCACGTGATCTACCGCGAGCCATTGAGTCGAGTCTGTGACCGTGCTCGTTTGCCCAGTCGTCAGCGGTCTGTGGTACGGTACGTCCATGCATCAACATTTATTTAGGTCTCCCATGCCCGTAATCAACCGTTTATTATATAAGGGTGTTTTAGGTACCATCCGCCCTTGTAAGGTATTGATATCATTGGATTAAAAATCTTCGAAATGGTACATCGGGGTTGCGTTCCCTGCCGTGTTTTGGGGTGTTACGATTAGATCATTTTGTAACACGATGCCCTCTTAAAATTATTTTCGTTTTTCTTGCATTTTGTGCTTGACATGCGCGACATGCGTGATGTACAATGCAGTCATGATTAATCACATCAATCGGAGGAAATAAAAATGACACAAGTTAAAGTAATCAACGAGAGCTACCGAGCAACGATAGACAATAGCGATCATGAGACGGCCCATGCAGCAATTGCCCATACGTACAACATTATGGTCAATCAGACCGGCAAGCCCGGATGGACGAGATGGGCATCGATCCAACGCATAACGCATCATGAACCTATTGATAACGGATTTTTTGGCACACAGGCCGAAAAAGTAACCGGAGAAATTATGATCGAATCCCCCGGACATTTAGCCGAATACTCAGAACTATCCAGGTACCATCCTAACAATGGGTGGGTTATTCCCGAGACAATCGAGATTGATTAAGATTAGCCATGATACAGAGCAGTCATGATTAATCACAACCCATCAATCGGAGGTAGCGGCGGTATGAAAATCGAACGGATCGAATGCCAGACGGCACGGGCGAAAATGGATGCCCTGGGCGGCGTGTACTATCGGAATGCTCCGGCTGAACAATTCCGCGTCACATCAGATTCCGGGCACGTCTACACTGTTACTAGGTTTGCCAACGACGAGACCACGGGCGATGCCGTTATCGACACATGGGGATGCACCTGTCCCGCTGGATCCCATCATCGTATCTGCAAGCATGTCAATGCCACAATTAACCATCTGGCGCTGATCTGAACTGTGCAGACATGTCGGAGGATTTGAGATGAGCGAAAAAACCTACATGATTTACGTGATCCCTAATTTTTACGAGCCGGATATCCAAGGACGCAATCAACCCCACCTCCTACTTGAGGCGGGAGACGAGCCGGAGTACTTTGACACCGTCGGGGACGCGCAGGAGCGCATCGACTCACTGGAGTCCGATGTCTACGTCACCGCCAACGGCGAGGCGGGACGCCCGGAGTACGTCATTGTCGATCATGATCCGCTAGAGGCATACCACGATGACCTATCCTATTATAATTGGGATGGATGCGAGTGTCCGCATGCGGATGATGAGCCGGACGCGGAAGAGGGGTACTGCTGCGGCAACTGCCACACCTGCTGCGATCACATGATCGATCAAGACCGCGAGACCGTACGCAAGTCCGCAGTGGAGGCCGACTAATGCCCAACGCCCCCTACAACATCCGCCTCCCGATTAAACTCCGGGAGGCACTACAGAAAATTGCAGACGCGGAGGAAGGAGGTTGGAATGAGCGACGAAAAAACCGACTACCGCACGGAGATCGAGGCGATCATATCGTGGTATTCCAGGGTCGGAGATGATCTGCGGGGCATCATTGATGGCGCCCCCGCCAGCATCGACAGACAGGAGGCGATCTCGATAGCCTCCTGGCTCCGCGATGAGGCCGATGAGGAGTGGGGAGTGGATCCACGACATCAGGCGATTGCGGCCGACATCATGCAGATTGTCGGGGATTAATTGTGTCCTTTTAGAGGACTAGTGCGTTTGCTCTATAGAGTCTCCTTATGGGGACTCTCGCCGTCAGAGCCGAGCGCCTGCTCGTATCGTGGTACTACAGAGCGCAGCTTGATAATGCTTGCCCTAATAACGCGGGTAATATACGGCCTGCTACAGTGTAGCTCTGCGGCAATCTCACGCTGGAGCAGACCGTCCATGTATCGGCCTAGCACATATGCCTGTATGTCAGTCAGCCGGGCCGATCTGAGAGCCTGCGATACGATCTGGTTAGGATTTTTACGCATATTGCTGCGATCCCCGTTTATTTCGCTTGTGGCGGTCGCTAGGGCGCGTGAAGGTTAAAACCCATATCTGCGTATGCCTCGGCCCCCGATCGTGTCTCCTGAGCCTTCTCGGGGCAAATAAGCTGGTAATTGAGTGCCTTGGGGTCATGCTATGAGTCCTCCGGCTGATATCCCGGCTGGTATTGGGTATATTGGGTCTGTGCCTGGGGGCGGTTGCTAATAGCCCGAGCTGTAGCGTTCCGGATCCAGTTTCGCCAAACTTTCCCCCAGTCAGATCGTGGCTTCGAAAATTCATAGTCTCGAAATTTCTGGGTTTCGAATGGGATATCTACATCGGGCCGGGTCTGTCTGGCCCAACGCAGATCCTGGTCTGATAACGTGAAATCCTCCGGGCAAAAATGAGAGAGAGTGCCGCGCCGTTTAGGCGCGCTTTTGATCGTCTCTCTCTGGCTCTCTCTCTCTCTTAGCTTCTTAGCATCTGATATCTCTTTCGTCACGGTAGCGTCACATACTGCGTCACATTCGCGTCTCTGTCTATATCGTCTCTGTCGTAAAGCGTGTGTTTCTCGTTGTTTATACTCTCTGTATATCCTGCGGCACTTAAGCGTTATTTGCGCGTCACTTTTTTGTGACAGGGCGTCACGCGTGACGCTTGAGTCGCAAACACGGGCGTCGATTATCTCACCTATGACGATGATGGTTTCGCCGATGCTGGCGCGTACAACTCGCGCCCATCCGTCGAGCGGCAGGGTCTTCTCTCCGCCGTGGTGGTGTAGGTATCCGATGATCCAAACCCATGCCCCCCGGGCCCGCAAACTAAGCGACCCGCAGTCAACGTCAAGATCATCAAAATATAATTTTATCCACGGTAGTCTGGTCATTGATTTACCTCGGCGAACTTTGTGTATCTACCGTCAAATGAATACCTTAGAGATATTCTGCTATGGCCCGATCGTTGTTTACCTATCAGGATTTCCGCACTGCCGGGGCCGTCCTGACGTGCGGTGTTTGTACGCATGTCCTCGCGCCAGACGAACAGCACGAGGTCGGCATCCTGCTCGATGGACCCAGACTCTCTCAGGTCGGCCAAGATCGGCTTGCGGTCTGTATGCTCAATAGCTCTATTGAGTTGTGACAGTGCCATGACGGGGATGTCCAGCTCCTTAGCCAGAGATTTAAGACCCCGGCTTATCTCCGATATCTCGCGTTCTCTGTTGGTGTTACGCCCTCCGTGGCCGGACATAAGCTGGAGGTAATCCACGACCAGGAAGTCGATGCCATGCTCCAGTTTCAGGCGTTGCGCTCGAGAGCGCAGGTCGGCAATGGTCAGCCCTCCGGCGTCATCTATCCATAGATGGCGGCCCCAGTATGAGTTGCACGCCCCATGCAACCGGTTCCACGTGGCCTTGCCCAGCCCATACCTGTCGATGCGTGATATCTCGTATGGGTCAACCTCGGCCTCGGTCATAATGCCGCGTGTGGCTAGTTCGCGGCCTGACATCTCTAGCGAAAATACACCAACACTCCGGCCTAATCGGAGAACCATATTGCCGACGATATTCATTGCGAACGCGCTCTTGCCGTGTCCGGGCCTGCCCGCCAGGATGGTCAGCTCCCCGCCGCGGAACCCTCGGGTATTGTCGTCGAGGTACTTGAAGCCGGAGGATATGCCGGTTAGTGAGTTTTTCGCTGTGACCGTGCGCTTGATTTCTTCATAGGATTCCTTGACCAGGTCGGTGATAGGCTTCCACCCTCCGTGCTCCGTCCGGGAGAGGTCCAGGAGGGCCAACTGCAGGTGCTCTATGATATCCTTCGTAGGCTGCGTGTCGTCGTAGGCCGTGGTCATAGCCTCGTGCGCTGCCCGTATTACGCGACGCCGTGTGGCATGGTCATGCACTATCGATGCGTAGTGATCGACGGCTATGGACTTAGGCATCCCGTCGAGCAGCTCCAGCAGGTAGACCGGGCCGCCGCATTTCTCAAGTTTGCCGGACTGAGAGAGTACGTCCTTTATGGTCTTGAGGTCGAGCGGCTTCTGGGCGTCGTTAAGCGACAGCATCGCGCTGTATATTAGCCGATGCGCCTCGTCGTACAGGTCATCGGGCTGGATCTTTTCGCGCGCCTGATAAAGCGCCGGAGCATGGAGCAGTATGTTCCCGAGTATCAGACGTTCCGCTTCTAAATCGTGAGGTAGTAACCGCGTGGATTCCATATTGCACCTTCAGTTTGTTTGTTCTGTTTTTTGCCTGCAGGAGATAGTCGGTTAGTTCGGAATCAATGTGCTGGGCCTGCACTACCAGCTCCGTCAGCATTTTCCCGATGTGGATAATTTCTGTTTTCATTGTGCCTCCAGTGTCAACTTTGTATACCTATGCCGCAGAAAAGCAGTCCGGAATCACCGCATCAAACAATGTTGGGATCTTAGATTTTTTTTCTTCCAGACTCAGATATCGGCAAGAATCTTTCCAGTAACCTGGGTTCAGCTCAATGGAATACCCGCGCCGTTTCATTTTGATTGCCTGTAGTGCTGTACTCCCAAGCCCGCCGAACGGGTCCAGAATCAATTCTCCCTCGTTGGAATACCTCTTGATAAGGCGCTCAATAATGTCGAGTTGTAGGGCGCAAATATGTAGTTCCACGCACCGCTTTGACT